AGGCATTGCACCAATGGCAGGCTATGAAGATTTACCAAATGGAACTTGGTTTGTTTCAATGAAAGTAAATAATCCTACTGTATGGCAACAAGTGAAGGAAGGCAAGCTAAAAGGTTTTAGCATTGAAGGTTTTTTTGGCATGGAAAAGAAAGAAGTGAAAGCTGAAATGAGTGTAGATAGTGCATTTGATGAAATATTAGAACTAGTAAAGGAAATCTAACAAACTTTTTATATATATAATAAAGCAGAAATAAAATGAGTGAAAATAAAGCAAATATTTTGCAACAAATAAAGAGCATTTTAACGAATGTGAAATTCGATGCTCAACCAATTAGCGAAGAAAGCGCACCAATTGAATTGATGAAGGTAACAGATGCAAGTGGTAACGAGTACGAAGTAGAAGCATTAGAAATTGGTAAGATAATGACAATGGGCGGTGTGCCTGTTCCTGCAGGTGAGTACATAGTAGCTGAAGGTGCAACGGTTGTAACAGTTGGCGAAGGTGGTGCTATAACAGAAATTAGCGAAGCAGAAAGCGAAATGCCAGAAGCAGAAGTAGTTGAAGAAGTTGCGCATTTATCTATTGAGAAAGTAGAGCACATGATTGCAGAGGCAGCAAAGCAAATGGAAGTTAAATACAATAAGCAAATTGATGATTTGCAAAAAAGTATTAGTCAATCTTTCGCATCAACTAAGCAAGCTATTGAAGTATTAGCAGATATGCCAACAGCAGAACCAATCCACGTAGAACACAACAAAATAAATAAATCAGACAAACAAGCTCGCAGAGAATTATTAGGCGAAGCATTTACAAACTTTTTAAAAAAATAAATAAAAACAAATGGCAACAGTAGTATCAGGATTAACAAATTATGTACCTCAAAATGTAAATGAGGTAATATTAGCCGCAACATTCGGCACTAAATTTTTAACAGAGGCAGCATCAAAAGCAACCGTACAAGCAGGTGTAAAAACATCAGCAAATGTGTTGTTGTTAGATGGGCCAGTAACTTTACAATCAGGCAATAACTGCACATGGGCTGCAAGTGGTTCAGCAACTATTACAGATAAGATTGTAACAGTAGCACCAATCAGCGTAATGGAAGAAATTTGCTATGACGATGTAAGAACTAAATACACTCAATTAGCTATGATGAAGGGCAGCAAAAACTTCGATGAAGTTGCATTTGCTCAATCAATAGTTGACATGAAAGTAAAAAGAATTGCAGAAGCAAATGAAAACTTAGTATTCAAAGGTGATACTGCAGGTGCTGGTAACTTAGTATTCTTAGATGGCTTATTAAAGCAAGTACAAACAGGTGGTGTAAATAGTAATGTAGCTTTATATACAACAGGTGGCCCTATTGCAACTGCAACAGGTATTACAGTAGGAAATGTAATTGCAATATTTAATGGTATTGAAAATGCAACTCCAATTGAATTAGCTACTTCACAAGATAGAGTAGTATTATGTGGTGCAGATACAGCTCGTAAATTTGCACAAAAATTAACATCAAATAATTTGTTTAACTACACTATTACTCAAGATGGAGTTAGTGAGTTTGTTATACCTGGTACTGCAACAAGAGTAATACCGGTAAATGGTATGAATGGTACTAACATGATTTTATCTTTTGCATGGCCTAACATGGTAATGGCAATAGATGGCGAAGGTGAGCATGAAGTAGTTGAGTTGAAGTATGACGAATACTCAATGAAAACAAGATTACTTTGCAAATACAAATTAGGTGTAACTTTTGCAAGAACATCAGAAGTAGCTTACTTCAAATTAGCATAATTAAATTAGTAAGGAGTGGGTAAACTACTCACTCCTTATTTTAATATCATTCAAAAAAAATAATAAATAAATATGGCTTGTAATTTAACAGCAGGGTTTACTTTAGACGCATGTAAAGATTTACATGGCGGCGCGAAATCCTTAAGAATAACAGAACTTGCAAATGTTTCAAGTATCACAGAAACAGCAGGTGTAATTACAGCTATCACAATGGTAGCTACAAAGAAATTCTATAATTTCATTTTCAAAAAAGAAGTGATTAACTTCAAAGAAACTGAAAATGTAGATGAAGAAAACGACACTGCAGAATATGTGATAGAAGTAACTGCAAAGAAAAATGCACTAACTACAACCACTAGAAACACATTATTATTATTAGCGCAAAATACACTTTGTATTATTGCAGAAGATAACAATGGTAAGTATTGGTTACTTGGTGAGAAGTATGGTTTGACAAAATCAGGAAGCCGCGAAAGTGGTACTAAGTTTGCAGACTTCAATGGTTCAATGCTTACTTTTAAAGGTAAAGAGATAGCACCATTTAAAGAAGTAGATAGTTCAATCATCGCAGCATTAACTGCTTAATTTTAAAATAAAACAATTAAAAAAGGTATGCTGGATAAGTGTACCTTTTTTTATAACAATATGGAAGGATTTAATATAAAACTAGCAGAGGCATTAAAGCCATACAATCCGCCTTTTAAATTAGGGCAAGACGAAAAGCCTATATTAAATGTTGGTGGCGGTAATATTAATTACAACGAGTATTTAATGTACCTATTCCAAAACTCACCAAAGCATGGTAGTTTGGTTAAGGGCAAGGCTAAGTATATCTATGGCAAAGGATATGCTTACAATCCAAAAGTAAGCGCAACCGATACACTAAACGACTTGGCTAAAAAGTGCATATTAAATTATGAGATATTCAATGCTTTCTATATTGAAGTAATTAGAAACAAAAAAGGCAAAGTTGCTAGCTTGCATCCAATCCCAAATAGAAACATTGCACGCAATTACGATGGCACTAAGTATTGGTATATTATCAATCCACAATTGACATCTATTGGGGCAAATAACTTAGTTGAATTTGCAATTTATGGCGAACCTAATCCAGAAGGATTAAGAGAATTATTTTTTTATGCAGAAAATGAAAATCCTGCAAATGTTTATCCTACTCCTAATTATTTTCAAGGGTTAAATTACATAGCTGCAGATGTTGAAGTAAGTAAGCACACATACACAAATAGCAAGCAAGGCTTTAAGGCAACTAAGCATGTAACGCTAGTAAATGGCGAACCAACGGAAGAAATAAAATCAAGAATTAAAAAGAAATTCAGCGACACTTACACAGGCGAAGGTGGCGAAAGTATAATTTTAGATTTCGTTTCGGATGTAAATAGAAAAACAATTATAGACGATTTAGGAGTATCGGATTTAGTAAAAGAAAACTATTCAGCTATTGACGAGTTGATTAGAAATAATATTTTTTCATGCCATGAGGTTACAAGTCCAGAATTATTTGGAATTAGTGTACCTGGCAAGTTAGGTGGCACGAATAATCTTAAAGAAAGCTATCAAATATTCAATAATACTTATGTGTATTATCGTAGGGATGCAGTACATCAAGAATTAATGAAGTTGGTTAAAGATTTAAATGATACTTTAGATACTTCTGTAATGGGAATGATGCCAACCGATCCAATTGGTATCGTATTAGATAGCACAGCTATATCAATGATACTCACTAAAGATGAACAAAGGGAGTTGATAGGTTATGAACCATCAGATGGCGAAGCAGTTAATAATAATGAGGTAATAAATGCTTTAAATTCGCTTAGTCCATTAGTTGCTACTAAGGTATTGGAAACAATGACACCAAATGAGATTAGAACATTGGCAAAATTACCAATTAAAGCAGATGGGAACGAATTGCCACAAGCTATTGGTACACCAATAGCACAATCAAAGCATGATGATTTATTGGCTATTTTTAGCGAATTTGGGGCAAATAAAGCCGATTACAGCCACTTTGTACGCCATATAGCACTAAGTGTTACAAAGGCAGATATAAGCGATATTTACGGCATTTTAGCCGTTAATCCAGATGCTACGATAGAAAGCATAGCAAATGACATGGATTTGAGTGAAAATGATGTAAAAAGTGCGCTAAATCAACTAGAAAAACAAGGGAAAATTAGCATTGGAACAAGTGGAATTGAAGTAATTGAAGCACCAACAAGCACAGATTATCGTGTTATGTTTTCTTATGAATGGAAAGATGAGATACCAGTCAGCGAAAGAGATACTCCAGAGCATCCTAGCCGACCTTTTTGCCAAAGATTAATAGCGTTAGATAGGTATTACAGCCGTAAAGATATCGAAAGTATTAGCGCAAGATTGGGTTATAGCGTGTTTGACCGCGCAGGTGGATGGTGGAACGATGGTAGTGGCACACCTTCGCCAAGTTGCAGACATAGATGGGTAGGTAATTTAGTAACAAAAAATAAATAGCGATGATAAACAGCCAAG